AAAGCGTTGTCCCCGAAGTTACGCGGCCCTTAAGGTCCGTAGTTACTTTTGTGTAAGTTCCCGCGGTTCCAACCGAACTAAGTTGAGGAGATGTAGAAGTTGTTCCCGTACCCCCAAGGTCTCCTGCAAGTTGAATTGCGCCTTGCACGCTTGTGGTTGCCCCTGCTGCGTATGCGGAGCCTGGGGTGCCCTGCGAACCTTGAGCACCCGTTGAGCCCTGTGGTCCTAAAGAACCTTGGTATCCTTGTGGACCTTGAACCGCTATAGCGGAAGAATATTGGGGGCCAGCAGAACCAGAAGTCATAATTAAACCACTAGTTGAAGTCCCAGGAACAATAACAACCCATGTTGAGCCATTGTAATAAGAAACCGAAGAGTTTGTATAAGTTGTGTTAATCCAAATTTGACCAGCAAAAGGAATTGTGGGAGCCGATGTTCCTACGTAAACAAAGTTAGAACCAAGGTTTATCCAAGACGTTCCGTTGTAATAATTTAAACCATAATTTGCAGACGTTGAAAGAGAACACCACCAAAATTCGCCACCAGTGCTGTTCACTGAGGGCGTTGGGGCCGTTCCTGTTGTTGTAGACGCCCAAAGAGGTATGTTGCTGTCAATAAAATTAGCAATACTTTGAATGTCGGAGGCAACATTTGCTGTATCACTTGAAAGTGGGTAAGGCACCTGAGCCCGTGTAGTCTTGCCACTTGACATTAGTATCCTCCTACGAAGATTTGCATTCCGGCGGGCCGGTAACGATAGATAAAATTAACATACGGAGAGTTGTTGCTTGCAACCGTACTTCCCTGAAGGTCAAAATATAGACCGCCAATGCTAGAAAGGTACGATTGAAGCGACGTATAAGTTGAAGAAGAACCGCCGGCGTCGGCGGTCAAAGTTTGATAAGACTGTGACGAAAAATAAATTGAAGGCAAAAGAATTGTCATTGCGCTAAAACTGTACGAATATGGCTCTTTAAGCGAACACGTTCCTTGTTGGCTTGTTACGGTGGTACCCGTTGCGGAATTTGTAACTGTAAATTGTGTTGCCGTAGCGCTTGCCACAATAACGTTTGTAAGGTTAAACGCAGTAGTAGCAAGGCCAGAAATGGTTACAACTTGACCTGTCACAAGAGAATTTGAGCAAGTGTAAGTTACGGTTGTTCCGTTTGCAGAGGCGCCCGTAACAGTGTACGAAGTAGTTTGCGTGTTTTCCATAATTATTACTTGCGATTCAGAAAGCGGAGATACCGATTGAACCAACTGCGAATTAATAACTTGAATCAATTGTTGCGTAATTGCTTCTGCTGTTGCACGATTAAAACCGCCAAGGGAGTTAATTGTTTGCACAATTTGTTGGCGGCTCATTGTTGTGTCGGCGGGAATTGAAGCACCCACAAATTGAGCAAGCCACGGCAGTGCATAATTAGGGCAACGTTGAATGTCAACGGCTTGTGACCAGCCCGGTGCTCCCGCCCAGTCTTGAAGGTAAACACTTCCGTCTGCGCCAGAACTTGCGGGCCAAGAAAGCCCGACACCGCCCGTCGGGTAATTGCGCGTAACATTTGTAAGCGTTATTACCGGAGCGTTCCAATCATAATAACCGGCGGGAACAGAAATTGTTTCAATAACGCCCGTTAAAGAATTTACCAACTCTAAAAGAATTGGAGAAGTTGAAGGAAAAACATACCAAGTGCTATCAGTGTTAAAAATTGTTATTGTAGTGTCGCCAGGGGCAATTGGGTTTGCAATTTGAGCATCGGTAATTAGGTACGTTGCGTAAACCCCAAAATTTCCTTCAACGTGAATACCCTGACCTACGTTGTTACGGGTAAGAATATCTAGTTGGTCAAGTTGCGACGCGGCTCCGTAAATAAAATACCAAAGAGCGTAACCGTTTTGAGCATCTTGGTCTTGAATAAATTGCGGAACGGTGTTGTAAATTGACTGAGTGTTGTAACTATTCGGTAGGGTTACCGTCATAATTAAAGTCCAGTAAAAGCGTTGTTTGTGTTAGCATAAACAGTTCCAGTAATTGTGTTGGCAATTGGAAGCGGTGTAATTCCCAGAAGCGGAACGCTTGTGGTTAGGTACGCGCCCCCGGTTGGGTAAGAAGTGCGCGCGCTTACCGAAACAACATTTGATACGCCTTGTACGGTGCCGATAATTGCAGCAAGGTCCATAATGTTTACAGATGTTGCTGCCCCGTTCCAATACGGGGGAGTATTTGTCCCGCCCGCCCATGTTGCGGGGCTTAAAAATAAACGCAATGCCGCCGTTACTGATGATTGAACGGTTGTTGTAGAATATGCTGGTGAAACATAAATGGTGTATTGCACGTCAATTGGCACATAGTTGGGGTTAATAGTGTTAACCGTAAAATTTGTTTCGCGACGCGTAGCAAGATACGTTGACAAATTTTGAGCAATTGTAGAAACAACGGGCAAGCCATTAGCGTCAACTGGCACTATAGAAACAGTGCGTGGATAATTAAACGTATTTGGGTTGTAAAGGCCGCCCGGAGTCCACGTGTAATTGTATTGGTTAAGCGCCGGAAGCGTTGTAAGCGTGTACAAACCAGAAACAACCGCAACGTTTGAAACAATAACGCTTGAGCCTAGCGGAACGTTAAGGCCGGTTCCAAAAATAATGTTAACCTGAACGTCAGTCGCAGAAGAAAGCGTAAACGTAATTGGAAGCGTTACGGTAGCCGCAACCGCGGGGCTAACAGTAGCAAGAACGGCAGATGTAGCAACGTTAATAACTTGAATAGTTATATTACTGTACGTTGTGCCGGTTACGTAATTAGCGTTTACAGTTGCAAACAACGTGTAGGTCCGCGTTGTTGCTGTGGTGTCAGAAACAACGTGCGACAAATTAAATATTTGCGAACTTACCGTAAGCGCGGAACCAAGCGCAGAACCAGACCCCTGGTATTGCACTCCCGTTCCCGGAAGAATAACCGTACCGTTTGGGTTGCTCCAAGACGAACCGTATCCACCACTAAATTCGTAGTCAAGAAAAGTGGCATCAGGAATAAAGTTGTAGTTGCTTTTTGTAAGCGTTTGACTTTGAGCCGTTGTCAAATCCATTTGCACTTCGTTAAGTGACACATAAGTAATTTGATGTGTTTTGCTTGTTTCTAGAGTAGAAAAAGCAATGTACATTTGAATGCTTGTTACGTACGGGCGCGGAGCGTTTGGGTTGGTTGCCGAATAAATTGTTGGCACGCCAGAGTCAAACGCAAGCACATTAGCAGAATTCGCGTTTGTTGAGGCAATGTTGCAAGAAACAACTTTTGAGTTTGACGTGTACGTGTACAAAGAATCATCTGATTTTGGCAAAGACGAAAACGTGCGCGCGGAACCATCAACGTAAGTTGCAAACGCCACAACGTACGGACGCTCGGTTGCGGTTGTTGCCGGCGCGGAACCAGCCGCTTTAATTACGGCGGCGGCTTGATACCAATAAGAATTGGCAAACAAACTCGAAACCAAAGGCGCTGACGAACCCTGAAGAAGCGTTATGGTTGCGCTTGTGCCGTGCGCGTATTGAAGGGGTGAAGCGAGCGTAAAAGTTTGTGCCCCGCCGGATGCGGCCGACACGGCAGAAGCAATAACAATTTCATTGCCATTTGTACTGTCGGAAATAAGCAGAATGTCCGGGGCGCTGGAACTGGCGGTTGTAGAAAACGCCGTTGCCGTTGCGGCAATTGACGTTGCCCCGGCTAGCACGGCGGCATTTACGGAAACGCCTGTAAGCGTGTTAAAAGCAGAAGACGTGCTTGTATATTGAAGGTAATTAGACGGTGATGTTCCGGGCGTCGAAATAGACGGCAGGGTTGCGGTGCCGTTTCCAAAAACACCCCAACCCGTAGGCGCGGAGCCCGACGTAGCGGAGTTGGCAAAAGTTGCGTTAGACGCACTAAACAAATTTGTTAACGAATTAAAACCGTCAAAAGCCTGCGCACGATAAATACCGGATACGTTTTGAGCAAATAAAGCGTAGTCGCTGGGCGTAATGGGGCGAGGTGCAAGAAGTTGCAATTCTGCGGCTAAACGACTGAGAAAAGAATCGGTTGTTTCTGGGTCAATGCCGGCAACAAGGTTTGAATTTGTTGAAGGGGTTGCCGTAACCACAATACTTGAAATATTGGGATTTTGAGTTTGAAGTTGAAAAAACGTCCCAATGGGATTAAAACTTGAAAAGTTTTGAATGTTATAAGCGGTTCCTGAAGTAACGGCTTCTACAAGAACATTAGTGAGCGAGTTTGTTCCTGCGGCAATAGTAATGTTATTTACAAGTTGAAACTGATAAGACGCTCCCAAAAAAAACAAACCCACAACAGTACCGGCCGCAATTTGATACCCGCCAGTTGGGGCATTACCCACAAGCGTCCAAGTTGTGTAAAGTTGATTTTGAAGACCGGTATTTGGCGTAATTCCGACAAACGAACCAAAGTATTGAAAAATGGATTTGGGGACGTCAGAAGCCACGTTAGCGGCCTCTGCGGCCATTGCGGCGAACTGTTCTAGCAAAAGAACCTCAAGGTTGCCCTCACGCGGCACCCAACCAGGAATGTTTGCAGCAATTGAAGCAAGAGATTGTTGGACAAGTACGTCCGCGTCCGTCACAATGGGAATGTCAATATAACCGCTCATTATTTATTTCCTAAACTGCTAGTAATTGCAACGCTTACGGAAGCAACGTTTTGGTCGTTATATTCTACGGAAACCCTTGCGTTTGCTCGAGGTTCCCATTGATTAATTGCGTTTTCAATTTCAGTTGAATCTACGTTTGTAAACATAGGGTCTTGAATTCCAAAATCAGGAAGCATTGTTCGCTCCCCAATTAAAGCCCCAACAACCATAGAAACAGACGCAGAAATTTCTTCATATGAATCTTGTGGATTTACGGCAATTTGACCAAAAGGGTCAAGCGTTATGTTGTTTGCAAAATGAGGTGGTCCAAAAACCGGATTAATTGCGGGAGCAAAAACAGAAACATTTAATGGGTCGCTTTCTGCACCGGTATAATCAACATGATAAATACTAAAAGCAGCAGAAATTGGAGCAATTGGTGAAGTAAAATTATAAAAATACGAAGTTAAGGGCGGCGTTAGGGAGTAATTTGATTGTCCTGACGCCCGAACAACGTTTGGGTTAAGCGTTGTAACTAAAGACCACGTTGGAATCATTTGATTGGCGTTTTGCAATACATAAATTTCGTACAAAGAATTATTTGTAACGTCATCAGCAGCAGTCCAATTTAATTGAACGCCCGTGCCTTCTACCCACGTTGTCGTAAGGTTCGTAATTGCGTCAGCCATTTTAAATTCCTAGTCTTCCCCCTTGTCGCGGCCCGTCCTTAATTGCAATAAGGTTTGCACAAACGTAAGGGATGTTATTTTCTTGATGCCAATTTGAAGGGAAGTGAGTAAAAAGTTGGCTTATTTGAAAGTTTGCTTTAATTTCAGGAACGTAACGTCGATAATTTTCATCAACCCAATACCAAAAACTGTTTTGATTGTAAAAAGCAACGTGTGTAGGGTCCTGGAAAGCCCCACGTCCATCAGTGCTTGGAGTAAGACTCAAAACCATGCCGCCGTGAGCAAGAACGCGGTAAAATTCATTCCATAAACGAATTTTGTCGGAAATGTGTTCACAAAAATCAACTGCCCGTATAACTCCAACAGAATTGTCTTCCATTTTACCAAAAATGTTAAAAACGTCACCAACGTAATCAGCGGGTTCGTAAAGGTCAACTGTTTTGTACCCCGGCGCGGGATTATGTGCGCCGCCCAAATCTAGGGCAAGCAAACCGTTGTCTTCAGACCATTTTAACAAAAGCGGTTGAATGTTTTGCGCGTGAAGTTTTACAGTTTCTTCTTGAATAAAACGATTTGTTTCAGGTTCTATTTGAGTGTTATTTAAATGAATCCGTTGATAATAAAGGCATTCTTTAATGTGATAAAAGCGCCCTTGAAGGTACAGACGATTTATAAGGTCTTGGTCATCAAGAACCTTGCGCGACGAATCATAGCCGCCCGCGGCGTTGTAAGCAGATTTGCGAAAGGCGCGAACGTGATTGGGGGCATACCAAATGTATGAAACGTTGTGCGGCGTGTGCTCGAGACTTGAGCAAACTAAATGTTCGCCATCTTGATAATAAGACCAGCCGTACGTTAAATCAAACATTTCAAGATTTGGCGTTTTGTCTTCATTTATTTGAGAAAAATCTGAATACACAAAAACTGTTTGAGAGTTTTTATCAAAAACTTCTTTAATTTTTGATAAAGCGTTGGGGGCAAGAATGTCATCGTGGTCAAGTTCAACCAAAATATCTCCACTGCAAAGGTCGGCCGCATGGCGTTTTAAAGCGCCCACGTTTCCGTTTATTTCAGCGTCGGCGTATGCAATTCGAACTCGGTCGTCGTAATTTGGGCGGTTCCATTCTGCGTCACCATTTAAAAGAACAATCCATTCCCAACCTTTATAAGTTTGCGCTTTCAAACTTTCATAGGCGTCGTCTAAATATTTAGAATTATGGCTTGGTGTAAATACCGAAATCACGTTGTTCCCCCTAAAGCGGCAATATGTGCCCCATTATATAGACATAATACACTATAAAATTAAAAAAATCAAGGATTTAAGCAAGTCGCTCAGCAGCGCACCAAGCGGTCATAACGGCGCTAGCGCCAGGTGTTATGTCAACGTGGAAGTACGGCGCGGTGCTGGTGGTGTTAAGGGTCGCCGTCGTGCCGGGTGTTCCGGCAATAGACCCGAGGCCGGTTGTGGTTGTTAAATTATTTTGGTAAAACGCTAAGCAGTTCGCCGTTCCGCTTGAGCCGGTGGTCAAGATGTTCACCGTAATTTCAAGAATTGCAGAGTCAGCCGCACCAGTGTTTGTTCCCGAAGTCCAAGTGGCGATAGCGGCGTCAGAGGTGGTTCCGAGGGTTCCGTACTTGACTGTAAGAGTCCACGTTGCGGTTCCAGCGGCAGTCTTGTTAATGCCAATGGTGAACTTAAAACGAGAGCCAACGGCAAGGTCGGAGGTCGGCAACTGAATGAGCGAGCCTGAAACGATGTTGGCAGAACTAGCAGTGAGCGAGGTGGTTGCCTGTGTAGCAGTAGCAGGCGTACCTACCGCCAAAGTTCGGTACGTTGCTGTTGTTGCGCCAGCGTTGACAACAAGAGCCTGACCAGCCGTTCCTATGGCCAAAGGCGTGTAAGCGGTTGTTGAAGAGCCAACTGGTATTGACCCAGTGGCGGTGGAGGTGGCGTTCAGCCCACCGTTGGCTACAGCCAAAGTTCCAGCGAGGCTTATTGCGCCCGAAGTTGCGGAGGCGGGAGTAAGCCCAGTAGTGCCACCAGCAAAGGTGGTTACGCCCGTAGTCGTAGTTAGCAGAGTGGCAGATGACGGGATTGTCGTTGAGTTAATAGTTCCGGCGGTGGTGTTACCGGACAGCGTGGGCGTAGTCAAAGTGGGCGACGTTGAAAGAACGGTGCTACCGCTTCCAGTTGAGGAAGTGACGCCCGTGCCACCGTTGGCTACAGCCAAAGTTCCAGC